TCAGCAGCTTCTAAGGCTGCAATCGCCTTAATGTTTGTGACTTTCTTACCATTAGGCCCAGTGGCATAGATACTTTTCTCAGCGAGTTCACGTGCAAACCAATTATTTGTCTGTTTGTATGCGGCTATAAAAGAATCAAAAGTATTTTTAGCTGCTACTGGTCTGCTTACAACTCCAGTGTTTACTGTGTCGTCTATGATTGATTGGACTTGAGCCATCCCAACTTCTCTTGATGTACTTCCATCTTGTACAGATAGCAGAACGCTACCAAGATTTTCATCCATAAGTGTCACAGCATCACCACGTATACGTGAATCTAGGTAACTGCTGTGTTGTGCGCGAAGTGAAGACTCAGTTTCTCTCATGCGACCCATAGCACCAGCAACCATGTACTGATTACCATTTAAAGATTCAGCTAAAGATTCTTTTTGAGTGGCAAAGAATTGGTCTATTCCGCTCCCATCTGCTGGGGCTGTCGTCTTCCATTTATTCCATGCAGCTTTTGTATCTGTGCTAAATCGGTTAGCTGCTTTTTGTCCACGTAGTTCTAAAATACGTGCTTGTACGGCTGGTGATTCATGGGCGTACATTTGCATGTTGTGCAAAGCATCCACATTAGTTGCATCAAGACTGTCTGAAAGAGAGAGGTATTCTGCACGTGCAGCGTCTTCTAATTCTTTCTTCTTACCCATAGTTCCAGCAAGTCTCTCAAGACCCTGTGCTATGCCAGAATTTTTTGCTTCAGGTCGGACGTAGAAGTCCCCTGCCGAAGCCGCAGGGCGAAGTGCTGTCACCTCGATGCCAGTATTAGTCGCCATTTTTGTTCCTTAATATTCTGTGTAATCTGTTTGTTGTGAGGGGTTATCAAAGTAACCACCTTCATAGACAGCAGTTCCAATTTCTAACCCTGTAGCTAGTAAGCTGGGTGCGCGTTTTCTGCGACCATTGGATTGGACTCGCAAGCCCTCTAGCTCGTACTGCGTTTGCTGCAATTGGTTTGAAAAGTTTCTATCAATGTTGTTCTTATTACGGGCCTCAACAGCTTTCTTATCTCGCATAATTCTTCCAACAATTGAGCCACTCATGCCTTCAACTGAAGCTGCATAACTAGCTTGGGCTTCACGTGCTGATATAGTGTCTCGGAAGAGTTTGTCTGATGCAGCTTCTTGGTTTTGAAGGGTTGCTAAATTAGCCTGTTTTGTTTGCTGCATGTAGTTATTACGTGTAGCTATGTTCTGTGCAGTAGCTTGTTGCTGCTTTTCTCCGTGACTAACCACGGCACTTCCAACAGCTAAAATAGTCATCGGGTCGCACATTTTATTTTACCTTTACGAATTCATAGAATGGTTGTTTGCCCACTCCATAGTCAGGAATAAGGCGAACCATTGTGAAGCCCATCCATTGAAGCCAACGGATAGCTTTGGGATTCTCTGAGTGGACATAATTAAACAAGAGGTCGTAGTCTTTATGAATAAACTCCAACCACATCTTGCACTCAGTAGTGAGCTTTCTAGTGTGTTTGTAGATGCCATTACTGCCTAGCATCCAAGGCACTCCAACAGAATCCTGGGGGGAAGCTACTACGCCAAACATAAGCACAGCAGCATCAGTTTTATCAGCCAAGACATAAGCATTTACTGAACCTTTTAGGGACAGAGTTAATGCAGTTACAGGGCCAAGACCACAGGAAGCTTTCAACTCTTTCTTGTCAGCTTCCCTCAAGCGTGGGCCTAAGTTATTACAGTCATTAATGGTTGCCAGACGTACCTTAGCTTCCATTAAATTCTCCCAGACTTGGTTGTGTAGAAACCCTTCCATTCAGCAGATTGAAAACTAGATGGGTAAGGTGTGCTGTTATTTACTGTAATAGCGATGCGGTCATTCTTAGATAGCACAGGGAATTTAAACTCTCCTGTGACTTCAGCAACAGTTCCCAAAGTTAGTAGACCTAAAGAAGGCCCACTGAAGGTATAGGAGTGAGACTGCCCACTGTTTGTTACAGTAGTCACGTCAAACATTCCTGTGTCTTTGTAGAGGAGCTTAAAGTTTCTTAACTGCAAACGACCAGAGGTATCTGTCACCTGACTACCACCTAAACCATTAGTCTTTTTGTACTGAGTAGAAAACGTATAGGACATGGTGTATGGATAACCAACAAAACTTTGACCATCAACAGTAAAAGTTGCTTGGTTAGTAGCTGGACTAGAACCAGCAGCAAGACTATCCATATAAACCATCTTTCCTGAATTAGTGACTTCGGGATTCTCTTGCAATTGCATCTTTTCAAGGATGATTGAAGTTCCCCTCTGCATTAAAAAGAAAGCAGTGGATTCAATGACTGATATGTTTAGTATTCGGTTAGTATGTGGGAACTCCCACTTAGACCAAGACATTTGAAGAGTTTGACCATCGCGTCTAAGGTACTTATAAACATAACAAGTAGGCGTGGTGTGTGTGCCATCAGTCAACATAAACAACATGTCTTCGTTTGTACTCGTTACCAATGCAGTAGCACTGCCTTTTATATAACGAGGGACATTGAGGGTCGCATCAATAGCAACATTAGACGAAGTGTCTGCTTGCACGAAGAACTCCCGAACACCTGCGTAGCCTTCACGATTAGTGGCGAAGTAAACATACTCACCAGCACCAATAGGACTTGCTTGTAGACTAGATTCATATTCAGTAGTCTGATTTATGGACACAGTAGCTGGAGTCAAAGAGTCACCTGCACTCAACATAAACTGAGTTTGGTCAGAGAACAAAAGCAATGTCTCGTTAAAGGGAATAGCGTGGCGAAGAATAGATACTTTAGTGTGGCTCACTGCCACATCAATAGGGTCTGTGTCTAACACAGTGGTGACTGTCTCAGGGTAAAACTTAAAGTAGTCCCCTGACCGACTCAGGATTACATTCTCATCTGAAATGAAACCCAAACGATTTCTATGGAAGAACACATCATTTATTTTTCTGCCAATAAAGCTGGGGTCTGGTGAAGAATCAAAATCACCAACAGTTCGCCCTTCCCATGCATTGTTAGTAAATGTGAATGTGCCATTAGCTTCTCTCACTAGCTTCCACGGAAGAGTTGTGGCTGTCACTGTTGTGTCGTGTGTCTGCCGAACAGTCTCTTCCCAATAGCCTTGAGAGTCATTACCAGAAACATATTTAACGTAGTAATTATCTGCATCTGAACTTTCATCACCATTGACTTTAATAATCACGCCATCAAAGGCACGTGCTGGTAAATCAGAGAAATTTTGAACTGTCTTTCTAATACCAATGAGGGCTGTGTTACCTGATGAATCTTCAGTCCTTAACGTAAATTCTGAGCCATTTGCTTTTGAAATTAATATAGTAGAACCACGAAGACCTAAAGAATACCCACTGGTATTAAGGGATAACTGAGAAAAAAGTTGACTTGCAATGTGGTCAGTCTGCAATGTAGCTTTATCAGTCGCACTTGTTGTATATGCGGCTTTTTGCACATTGTCTATAAATACCCTGTAGACGCTTGCATAGTTTCCTATCTTCACATGGACAAGAGCATTTGAAGTTTCACTTGTGGAGGTGCTTGCTGTGACAGTTGCAGTAATAGACTTGTTCAATACAAAAGTATGGTCAGCAACAGTGACTGCTTTAAAGTCAGATAATGGATTGCCAGAACTTAGATAGGCATAACCAGCAGGTTTGTTAACTGTCTTTTCTGCACCATTAAAATCAAACACTCTGATGTTGGTATTATCTGCAATGACAATGTAACGCTCAGTAATATCCCGATTAATAACGTGGATAAAATAGTTACCATTCGCTAACGCATTTGTTAGTAGTGTTGCTAAGTATTGTGTTGGTGGTCTTTTACGAAGACCGCTAATGACTGAACTAAATGCGTTGACCTGTTCTTCTGCCTGAGAGTTTAGGCGAACACTGGGGGCTTGTTGTGATACCCCGTTAGCGAGGTTAGGTATTGAGCTAGTTACAAGTGCCATGTCTTACCTCGTTAGGATTCTGGTGACAGAAGAGTTACCTGTCAGAATGTTAAAGTCAGCATTTTCAGAATTAATAAGACGTAGAGAAATTAAAGCTTGGTATTCATCTTCACGATTCATAGCGTGTAAAGAGTCAGAGCCAAGTAATCGGTCTTGTAAAATTCTTGATGCACGGAGTGCTATATAGTTACGTGCCACCTCTGGTATTTCATCGAAGGCAAGCAAAAGAATAATGTTACATTTCACTGATGCTGAAAATGTATAGGTATGGTTTTTGCGGTCATACGCCCGTGTTCCACGCTGAACTAACTCATATGCATCTGATAAATCTGTTGAGTCAATTGATAGTAGATTTGTTGGCAAAGGGATTTGACCATTTATATCTAAGGTCATCGGGTAGTTGTATTCTGTATTGAAGAACCAGCCCTCCACTTGTACTGCACGACTAACATTTTGCAGTATAGAAAGTGCAGTGATTGCATCTATGGCGGTCATGTTAATCAAGGTATTTACTGGGGCTTCACCAATAGTATTGAGCATGGTATTGACTGCTTCTAGCTCAGTTGTAGGCGTTAGGGACATAGTAGTGAATCCTTAAAAAAGAAAAAAAGGGGAACCGAAGTTCCCCTATAGTGTTCCTAGAATTAGAAACAGATTTATGCCTATGGCAATGCTAATTCAATAGCAGCTTCTGGACGCAAGACTCCATGTCCCATTGCATATTTAGCAACGAACAATGTGCCTTGGCGACGAATGTCGTACTCAGACTCAAGGCCCAAGTCCATTAGCTTAACTGTAGCGACAGCCGACTTGTGGAATACCACAGCCTTAGTCTTACTGAAGTCAGCGTGGTAAGTGTTGCTCTCACCTGTAACTGCTGATTGGTTGCCAGTAGGTAAGTGGTTAGACTTAACAATGGTAATACCAGCGACACGCAATACTTTACCATCTGCATATGCACCAGCACCGCCCCAATCTTTGTTCAAGACAGTAGTGTCTTGTGCAAGCTTGTAGTAGATAGCTGGAGATACAACGGCATAGCGTTCATCTTCTGGAATGTCATCAGCGTCCATAGACTCAGCAGAATCGAACAAAGCTGCTACGATGTTTGCAGAGGTAGTGAAGTTAGCCTTAGTGATTACAGTACCAGCGTTACCGCCAGTAATAGTTGTAGCACTGCGGGCTGCTTGAACGATTACGCGCAAGATGTTCTTGTCGTAAGTGTTAGCCAGTACATTACCCAACTCTTTAGTGTAAGTAGACCGAACTTCATAGTGGTTTTTGGCATCATCAAGCGAGGCGATGAACGCGGGTGCTACTAACAAATCATCGACAGAGATAACCTTCTCTGCTGCCTTGATTGAACCGCCCAATATTTCAGTACCAACTGCGTGGTATGAAGCTGTGGCAGTTCCCATTACTGGGAAAGAGGCAGACTTGCCATTAGTGATTGTGCGAACAGAATGCAATGGAGCCATTACGTTCTTTTCTTCAAATTGTGTGATTACTTCTCCAGCAAATAGCTTGAGAAATAGGGCATTAGTATCGCCAGCGGCATTGACTTGGCCTAGGCGTGAAACAGTTGCGTTACTCATTTTTAATAGTCCTTAGAAGAGGATTGAAGTTTCAAGTTATGTTCTCTTGAGGCTTCGGCCTTTCCGTGACTTCCACAGTGTTGTCTCCCGCAGGAGCAATGCATTTGTCAGTGGTTTAGCTGTGAGCTTGTAGAGGATGTTTGGGTAGACCTATAGGAAGGCCCACCCGAATAGCTAGATGACGCTGGAACGCGCTAACTTAGCTTCGACTTGCCTACGGAATGCAGGGTCAGTCTTGTATAGAGGGTCACGCATTGCTGCGGTAACCTGTGCCACGCTCTCAAACCTAGTACCAGCATTTGCCGTAGTTTCACCAGAGATTAAGGAAGGGTTACTTCCAGTGTCTGCTTGGTATTGAGCGTGTAGGCCGCGAACAGCCAGTTGAATTTGATTGGGGTCTTGAG